ATTTTTCGATAAATCATTTAGATTAAATAAGAAAACTATTGAAGATGAAAATGTATTAAAAAAGGCAATTGACTTTGATAAATTAAAACACGCTGACCAAGTTAAAAAGAATATGCTTCCATTTGAAAAACTATTTTTCGAGTTAGGTGTTGAGGTATTAAAAAATGTTGATGGTTATCTAGCAGCGAACCCCGACAAGGCAGTACAAAATATAAGAAAACAAGTCAAGTCTGCAATATCAATAGTAAAAAAAGGTGGTGATATTAAAAGAATAAACAGACTGTCTCAGCAATTAAATAAATTAAATTCAATTGGTGGTATGAAAGCTATTGTACCAAGTGAAGGTTTGGTATTTATATATAAAGGAAAGACATATAAGTTAACAGGAGCTTTTGCTCCTATCAATCAAATTACAGGAATGATATATTTTTAGGTTATGGATAAAACAAGAATACAAAGAATGAGAAATTTAGTCACAGGAGACTATGGCTCAAAAACAAAAAAACAAACAGGTTATAAGAAATATAAAAATAAAAAATCTGAAGGTGATATATGGGAAGAAGGTGGTAGAAGATGGACTATAAAAAATGGTATCAAGCAAAATATACGAAAGCTAGATAAAGCAAGACATATTTCACGAATACCTTTGTCATGCCCATCATGTTCAGGTCCTATGAATAAATCTCAGCATAAATTTATGTATATAAGATATGGTCACTGTTTATCATGCCAGTCAAAAATAGAGTTTGAAAAAATGGCAGATGGAACATATGACCAGTGGCTTGTAGAAAATGTAAGAAAAAACTTTGTTTCTTGGAAAGAAGATAGACGAAATACATTTTTAGAATATATTAAAAATGTAAACTCTAAACATTATATAACAGAATCAGGTTTGATAGAAGATTGGAGTGAAATGGAAGAGGATACAAAGAAATATATGGTAGAAAAGTTTGAAGAGTTTATGGCAAAAGAAGACAAAAAATTTAATAAATTAGTAAAAGAACAAGAGGGAAAAATATAATGAAAAAGTTTTGGCAAATCCTATTAGGAATAGGTGCAGTTATACTAGGAATTTTTGCAATGTCTGCAGGGAAAGGTAGTAAAAAACAATTTAAGAAAGACCTTAAAGGTAATAAAGACAAGCTTAAAGAAAATAGAAAAAAGAAAGAAAAGTTGATGAACGAAAAAAATGTCATCAAAAATGCAATTGATAAAAAAGAAAAAGAAATCAAAAAATCTAGAAAGAAAGCTAATGAGGTGGACTCATCAAATGCTAGGAAAACAATAGCAAACTTTGAAAAGAAATATAGGAGTAAAAAATAATGAAAAAGATATTATACATATTAATTATATTCATAGCATCATGTGCTGCTCCTAAAAAATGTTGCGCACAAGATAAAATTGTTAAAATACCTGAGTCTGAATTAGAACAGTTCTTTTTAGCAATAGACACACTAGAACAATCAGATTCTATAAAGACCATTTTGATTGAAGATTTAGAATTACAATTAACTAATTTCAAAGCATTAAATTCAAAAAACGAATCTATATTATTAGTTAAAGACGAAGAAATAGTTTTACTAAACAATCAAATAAAGCTATATGAAGATAGATTAAAAATCACCGACGCTTGGTATAACAAAAGATGGTTTGGTGTCGTCGTAGGCGTTGTAGGTACATCAACAGCAATTTATTTAGCTGGACAAATCAACTAAAAACTAAAAACATATATATTTATATATAGAAGGTTATGGCAAAGCAAACAATAAAAGAAGCGCTCGTTAAGGAGTATATAAAGTGTTCACAAGACCCTGTGCACTTTATGCGCAAGTATTGTTATATCCAACACCCAATGAAAGGTAAGATAAAATTTGACCTTTATCCATTCCAGGAAGATTCATTAATACAATTAAAAGATAATAGATTTAATATAATTCTTAAATCTAGGCAGATGGGTATATCTACTTTGACAGCAGGATTAACTGTTTGGAATATGGTATTTAACGAAGATTTTAATGTATTGGTAATTGCCATAAAACAAGATACTGCAAAAAATCTTATTACAAAAATTAGAGTTATGCATGAAATGCTACCTTCTTGGCTAAGGGTAGGTTCTGAAGAAGATAATAGACTTTCGCTAAGATTAAAAAATGGCTCGCAAGTAAAAGCTGTATCATCTTCACCAGACGCTGCAAGGTCAGAAGCGTTATCACTTCTCGTTATAGACGAGGCGGCATTCATCGACAAAATAGATGAGATATGGACATCAGCTCAACAGACACTTGCAACTGGTGGAAAGGCAGTCATGCTGTCAACACCAAATGGTACAGGTAATTTATTTCACAAGACTTGGCAAGAGGCAGAAAGAGGTGATGGTCAATTCAATGATATAAAACTCCATTGGACACTACATCCAGAAAGAGACCAGGATTGGAGAAATTTACAAACAGAATTATTAGGTGAAAAGATGGCAGCACAAGAATGTGATTGCGATTTTATATCTTCTGGTAATACAGTAATTGCTGGTGATTTATTACAATGGTACGAAGAAAACCAATGCTGCGAACCAATTGAAAAAAGAGGCCGTGACGATGAGATGTGGATATGGGAATATCCAGATTATACAAAAAAATATATGGTAGTGGCTGACGTTGCAAGAGGAGACTCAAGTGATTATTCTGCTTTTCATGTAATAGAAATAGAAACAATGACACAAGTTGCAGAATTCAAAGGCCAAGCGCCTACAAAAGAATTTGGTAATATGTTAGTAAATATAGCCACAGAATATAACGAAGCTCTGTTGGTTGTAGAAAATGCAAATATAGGTTGGGCTGCTTTACAACCTGCTGTTGATAGAGGTTATAGAAATCTTTATTATACATATAAACATGAAGGAGTTCATGATGCAGCCACTCAATTAAGTAAAGGTTATGACCTTAAAAATAAGGAAAATATGACACCAGGATTCACTACGTCGTCTAGAACTCGACCCCTTTTGATATCGAAACTTGATATTTATTTTAGGGAAAAGGCGTGTGTTGTTAAATCGCAAAGACTCATCGATGAGCTATTTGTTTTTATATGGAATGGCCATAAAGCAGAAGCTCAAAGGGGTTATAATGACGATTTGACAATGGCGTTTTCTATTGCAATGTATGTTAGAGATAACGCACTGAGATTGCACAATGAAGGTTTGGCAATGAATAAAAGTGCAATAAATAGTATAACAAATACTAAAGGCGCATACAAAGGAAATAATTTTCAAGGCGAAAATCCTTGGAATCAGAAGATAGGAAACGACGACGAAGATTTAACCTGGCTATTATAGGAGTTAAAATAAAATGACAGACAAAACATTTTTCGGAAGATTAAGAAGATTATTTTCAACAGGAACAATAGTCAGAAGGACAGATAAAGGATTGAAGGTTGCAGACCTAAGCAAGATACAATCTAATCAGAAATTAGCAACAAATAGACTTATTGACAGGTTTAATAAGATATACCAAAGTGACAACTATGGATATAACCAGCAGGCTAATTTTCACACATTAAGACTTTCACTGTATACAGATTATGAAATAATGGACGAAGACTCAATTATATCATCAGCGCTTGATATTTACGCAGACGAATCGACTCTTAAAAACGAATACGGAAACGTATTGACAATCAGTACAGAAAATGAAAGAGTACAGAAAGTTTTGTATAATTTATTTTACGATGTGTTAAATATAGAATTCAATGCTTGGCCTTGGATTCGTAATATGTGTAAGTATGGAGATTTATATCTAAAAATGGATATAACAGAATCTGTAGGTGTGACAAATTGTACAGCACTATCTCCTTATGAAATGTATCGAGAGGAAGGAATCGACCCTAGCAATCCAGAGCTAGTTGAATTTACACATGACCCATCTATGGGAGGACAATCAGGACAGTCAAATCCTAGAGGCGTACAAACAAAATACGGAAACTATGAAGTAGCTCACTTTAGATTATTAAATGATATGAATTTTTTACCTTATGGTAAGTCTATGATTGAGCCGGCTAGAAAAACATTTAAGCAGCTAACTCTTATGGAAGATGCTATGTTAATTCACAGAATAATGAGAGCTCCTGAAAAAAGAATATATAAAATAGATATAGGTAATATACCACCTAACGAGGTCGACGCATATATGCAGAGAGTAATATCTCAAATGAAAAAGACTCCGTATATTGACCCACAAACTGGACAATATAATTTAAGATTTAATATGGCAAACATGATGGAAGATGTATATCTTCCTGTAAGAGGTGGAAATACAGGTACTGAGATAGATACTATGTCAGGTATGGAATTTGGCGGTATTGAAGATGTAGATTATCTAAAGCATAGAATGTTTGCAGCATTGAAAATACCTAAAGCATTTTTAGGATACGAAGAAGGTGTAGAAGGTAAAGCTACACTGGCAGCACAAGATGTAAGATTTGCAAGAACTGTTGAAAGAATACAAAGAATTTTTATATCAGAGTTGACAAAAATTGCAATGGTACATTTATACTCTCAAGGATTTACAGAACAAGATTTAATTGATTTTGATTTAACTTTAACAAATTCATCTACAATTCACGAACAGGAAAAAATCGAGTTATGGCAAACGAAACTAGATTTAATTAGTTCTATAAAAGACGGCAGAATAATCTCAGAAGAATGGGCATATAAAAATATATTAAATATGACAGACGAGGAGATGAATGAACAGCAGCGAGGTGTTGTACAGGATAGAAAAAGATACTTCCGTCACAATGAACTTGAAAGCGGAAATGACCCTGTTAAATCTGGCGAGGCAGTTGCAACTGACTGGGCTCTTCAACATGGTAGTATGCCGCCTGAAGGAGAAGAAGGTGGATTTACACCGCCGCCTGATGATACATCAGACTTATGGCAAGAGAAAAATGAGCCAGGTCAAGGAAGACCTAAGGAAGGTGCTAAATATGGAACACAGAAATCTGCTCGAGGTAGAGATGCGATTGCAAAAGAGGAAAGAAAGAGGGATAGAAAGTTAAAAAACAATAAAGGCTTAAGAAAATTTGAAGGAAAAGAAAGAAGGAAGATGGCAGTAAACATTTTCGACGAGCTTGGTAAAGTTAATAAAAACAAATCAACTCTACTTAACGAGGAAAACATATTAAAAGATGAGATTTAATATATTTCTTGATATTTATTAGATATAAAAGTATATATAAAGATATATAAAGGGAAGAAATTGGCAGCAAAACATTCAAAATATAAAAACACAGGTATACTATTTGAGCTACTTGTTAGACAGGTCACTAGCGACACAGTTAACGGTGTTGATAATTCTCCTGCAATCAGTATTATAAAAGAATTTTTTAAGAAAAGTACTACTCTAAAAAAAGAACTAGGATTATATCAAACTCTTTTAAGAGAAAAATTTAATTCAGAAAGAAAAGCCGAAAGTTTTATTGATGCTGTAATAAAAGAAAGAAAAAAGTTATCAAACTCTATATTAAGAAAGCAAAAATATAATCTTATTAAAGAGATAAAAAAGAATTATAATGTAGAAGATTTTTTCAAATCAAAAGTCTCAAACTATTCTAACAATGCTTCTATATATTGCCTGTTCGAAGGTACTACACCTTCAAAGCAAGTTAGATATAGATATTCTCTTATAGAAGAAATTACAAATTCGAATACCAAAAAATCAAGAGTTGATGAAACATACAACATATATAAAAAACAAGATAAAGATGTCCGTATGTTATCATATAAAATTCTTTTAGAAAAGTTCAATGAAAAGTATGGAGCGCTAGGTATAAAACAGAAATCTTTACTCAAAGAATATATAGAAAACATATCTAATACTAGAAAGCTTAAAGAATATATACATAGTGAAATAAATACTACAACTAAAAAATTAGATAGAGCTTCTAAATTTGTAAAAAATAAAATTGTCAGAATAAAACTTCAAGAAGTAAGCAATCAATTAAAAAATATAAAAGGTGAAAAAACAATAAAGGATTCTCACTTTATATCTGTATTGAGAACTTATGATTTAATCAAGGAGGTAGCTAATGTCATTAAATAAAAAGCTTGATAAAATGTTTGAAGACGACTATAAAAAAGAAAATGAGTTAGAAGAAGATAATACAACAGTCGATGGAGGTGGAGAATATGATACACCTTATGCATTTAAGAAAAAAAAGAAAAAGAAAGACGAATCGACTTTTATGAAACTGGCTAAAGAGCTAAATGAAATTAGATATAAAGAATATAAAAAAGATGAAAGTCTTAATTCAAAGCAAAAAGTAAATAAAGCAATAAAAGAAGTTGCTGGTCAATTAT